GTTGTCCTTGATAAAAGAAAGCTACCGAGTTAGTGTTTTCATTATCTACTGGTATTCTTATAGGAGCATCATCTTTTTTCAGTATAACATTATTAGATTGTAAGTAACCTTGCAATAATTGAGGATTCGCACCATCTTCAAAGTAGCCATATCCATAAAATGCCCTTACACCTAAAGTAATTTCTGCTACTGGAACACCAGTAGTTAAAGTTTTTGTAATTCTATAATCTACATACATTGTAGTGTAGTCTTCTGTAGCATCTGCATCACTTGGATATACTCCATTAAATGCTGCTGGTATATAGTCTTTTATTAACTCTGAAATCTCAAATGTTACTGATTCATCTATAGCTGTTGAGGTTAATGTGTATTGTGGATTAAGTGTCCAAGACGTATTTGCTGCTCCTCTGTATATTAATATCTCTATTGTAGCACTAATTAAATTTGTATCTTGTACGTTTACGAAATATGGACTTCTTACGTTTATTTTAGCCATTTGTTTTTATTTTATCAAATTCTTTTGTTAGCTCCTTATTAAATGCTTCTAATATAGCATCATCAAATTCATCTAATGTGTTGTTTATTGCTCTGTCTATAAAATTACTTCCTTTATATCCGAATCTTTTTATTATTCCTTCTCTAGCTATACTTCTGCTAATAAGAAATGATATCTTATTGTAATTATAATCTGTCTGTTTAAGGTATCTGCCAGTAGTATTGTCTCTAAGACGTATACCTTTGACTTTTAACCACTCTTTTATTCTATATCCGTTAGCTGGTCTACCTCCTTTACCAATACCTTCATCTATAGCTCCACCATAACCAGCCATAGTAACTGTTAAAGCGTTACCTACTGCTTTGCCTTTAATACTTCTTGACAAATTACCACTAGCTACAGTATCATCTGTATCTAACTGCTGCTGAAGTCTATCTACAACTTGGTCGCCTAGTCTTTTAAGTGCTATTGTTATAAAACTAGTGTCCATTAGCAGATACTTATATCATTTCTCATTATTATGTCTATATCAGCTCCCCATCCTACTAATTCATTCTCAAATCTGTCTTTAAATGGCTGAACAGAGATATTGTCGTCCACTTGTAGTAATTCTGTTCTTAAAGTACCTCTTTTTAGCTTAGAGTACACTAAATTGACTACTTGCAACTGTGTATTCATTATATCTTGTAAATTATCGTTGCCATAGAACAAATCATAGCTATAATCCTGTTTATTGTAGTCTAATATGTCTGCACATAGTACCTGAAGTGTAAAAGTGATAGTATTTGAGCTTATTACAGCATTTGAGATGTTTAAGTGTGTTAAAGGGAATATATCTGTCTTATTTAGGTTAATTTCAGTAATATCTCCGAAACTAACACTATTAACGTGCTTATTTAATCTTAATTCGTCCTTTAACTTGTCTAATAAGTCATATACTTGTGTCATATCTATTTTTTATGTGCCCTTTTTATTAAAGCATTCTCTAAATTTGTTTTATCCTTTATATATTCCAAATACATCAAACAGGTATGTATTGGAAGTCTGGTTGCTTCATCAATTCTAGCTGCATCTTCTTTAGCGATTGTAAATATTGATTGATACCAACCCCACTTTTGTCCAAAGTTCGCTTGAGCTGAGGTGGAACTCCCTCCTTCTTCAATACCTTCACTAAATAATCCACCGTATAACTCGGTAATTTTCTCCCTAAACGATAAAAAAAAACCATCGCACCTATTGCTACATTAACTGGCATATCCAACATTACATCTGAGTACTTATGACTACCTTCATAATCCATCACTCTATAAAACTCCTTCTTCTTAAAGATAACAGGTCTGAATAAGACAGCCATTGCTTTATGCATCTTCTGCCAATCAGATATATTAGTGTCTAAATCAATAAACTCTCCAAATGACATCTCATCTAACTTTGGTATAAAACCAAACTCAACGATAGTCTCATCTCCATACTCATCTTTAGCAGACATCTCAAATCTGTTAACTAAAGGTGTCTTTTCATCAAAACATCTATTTACTGTATCAATAGCAAAATCAAAGTTGTTTATAGGTACTTTAAAAGTATCTTCTATATCTAGGTTACAAAATATCTGTAACATCTTTGTCTTAATATACACCTCATCTTCCTTATCCCATTTATCTAACACTCTTAGATAATCCTGATACTGTCTTAATGTTATACCTTCTAACTTAGTAGGTACTTCTAACTTATATTCTTTTACCATACTATGATAACGAAATCCACTACTTTTTGTTTTAACAGTATAAAAAAACAAAAATAAAAAATATCGTTATCTATATAGACAGTTGCAAATCTGTATAAGTTGCTACACTTTAGGCATAAACTCCTATTGGTTCAGGTAACCTAAATCTCCTTGAGAATTGCGATACTAATCCCTTTGTTATTTTCGTAGACGCCCTAGTATCATTCAACTCAACGAGTACAGCTGCTAACAAGTTGTTTAGCTAACAACATTTAAAGTAACATATATAAAGAGGAGGGCGAATAAAACTCCATCAATACACCTTTTAAATACTCAACTCGTTTTAAAATTATATTTATATTTTTAGAATATGAGTTTTAGAATAATTCGTTTTTGTAATGAAATCATAAGAGTGGGCTACTTACCTCAGCAATCTCCAATTTACGTCAAATTACTATATAATTACATTAAAATAATATATTCTGAATCGTTTTAAGCTATGTTTAACAAAAGATATTTAAATAAAGGTATGTATGTATAGATGAGGTAATAAAAGGCTCTTAAATGAGCTTAAATGAGGTTGTTCCAATATCACTATATATAATATCTCATTATCAAACAGTTAAAAAATAAACGCAGTAAATAAAGCGTATAAAAAAAAGGGCTAAAACATAAGCTTTAAACCCTCTTTTGACTAACCAAAACAAATTCTTTTACATCTCTTTTAATTCTTCTTTTATATTATTTAAATACATTTTTTGCATCTTTTTATTTTGTTTTACTACTTGATTAATTATAAATGGTAAGTCTTTAAATAAGCTGTCTGTATTCCAGACAAGCAAATTATCATTCTCAACATCTCCATAATGAATATGTAGTTCTCCATTTTGACAATACAAATGATGGGTTTCATGTATGTAGGTATCTTGTTTAGATTCTTTTAATTGTTGTTTAAGTTCTTTTATTTTATCTTCTTGCTTATCATTTAACTCGTTTAGTTCAACTATCTCTTTTAATAGTCTGTTAACTTGCTTTTGTAGTTCTTCTTTTGTCATTTGTTTAATTGTTTTAGTTGTTCATTATAAGATGAATTAAAGAAATCTTCTATCCATTCATTGTATAAATATTGTCTTTCGTTTGGGTCGCTTTGTAAACAATCTATAAAGAATTGCTCTTTATATGTTTGATAATATTTTATATTTTGTTTTAGTTGTTCTTTTGTCATTTGTTTAATTGTTTATTGGTTAATAAATTCTATATAGTTTTTATATTCTTCTTTAAAGTTGTTTAAATATTCTTTATCTGTTAAGGCTTTAGACAATTCATTTACCCAGTCTTTAGAATTAAACAAACAATTATTTAAATCTATTTCATAGTAATGTATTAAAGCTTCTTTTATTTCTGCTCTTGTCATTTGCTTTTCTTTTTAATTATTAATGTTATTATTATAGCGGTTATCATATAACCAAAGTTAACTATTATAAAAGGGTTTAGTATATATTCTATCATTGTTTTAATTGCTTTCTATATCATCAGCATATTTACAAGCCTGATTATATAAGTTAGTATTATTGTTTTGTATATAGTCTGTAAAGTTATTAAACCACTCTAAGACCTTTTTATTATCATTCATATTATTTAATTATATTATATAACATTGCACCAATTAAAGTAATTGTAATATATTTAAAAGCTCTGTTAATTTGGTTAATTATTTTATTATCTCTTTTAAGTTTTATATATTCTTTTAATGTATAAACCTTAATAGTATTATTTTTCTCAATAATAACTAGATTTGTCTTTGTAACTTTTATACTCATTAGATATATATTTTAGCTCCGTTGATTATCTCTATTATAATAAATGAGAGCATCGGAAGAATTAAACCTGTAACTATTGCTAAACC